CAACTCAACCCTCCTACCAATAAGGTACACAAAACCGAAGCCGGCCATATCATAGAGGTCGACAATACCTCTGGCTCAGAACGTATCAATATAAAGCATAAGACCGGATCACGGTTGACAATGAATGCGGACGGTACAATAGATGTCGTCGCAACCAATATAAGACTGAATGCATAATGAAAACGATCGCGATACCATGTGAGGCTAGCCTCTTACCAAAGCCTGGTGACCTGGTCAATATATTTAATCAGATCACGAATCTGATCGCACAGTTAGAGATGCAAGGTTTGGCCGATGAAGCCCAGAAGCTTCGTGACCTATTAGATGGTATACGATCTGGTCTCGGTAACTTTCCAGTATCTATCTCTTATCCAGTATTTGGTACGCTCGATATACCTGAAGTAGAATGGGAGAAGAGAATCAATGCCATGATAGAAGAGTATCATCTCTTTATACAGGCAAAGTTCTTAGAGATTATATCGGCTGTGATACCAGTATCCTTTGCGATTCCGGTTCCACCATTTGGTATCAGTGTGGATATTGTAAAGCTGTTCTCTGATCCAACATATAAGAGTACGATAAAGGCGCAGTTCGCCGTGAATATAGATACCTTCTATCCAATGTTACCAGACATTTATAAATCATTTGATGGTACATATGGATTAGAATCTCCAGATATGAAAGTAGAAGCAGTCTGGGAATATGTTATGACTCAGCTAAATAAAGGTGCATTAGGAGTATTGCATGGGTTGTTTGGAAGTCTGATTAGTAAGTTTAGTACAATATGGGAAGCATTAGGTTTACCGGCTCTTCCAAGTTTAACTGAGCTGAATGTACAAGGATTAATAGAAAGTACTATACAATCAATAGAAGCCCAGATCAAATCAGCACCAGCAGATTTAAAACACGAATTAAGAAAACAAGCAATTAATTTATTAGAAGGATTACAGATTGTTGGATTTAGTATATTAGATTTATTAGGTGGTGAACCAACCGATTTTGTAGAAAGCCTAGAAAGAAAAATGGATAGGTTTAAAAGACGTATGAAAAACTTCGGTGAAGAATGGCCTAAGTTTCTTATACAAGAATGGATGCAGAAAGTACAGAAGTTCTTTAAGGCAATTGGTCTTGGTGCATTGATTGAATGGATTACATTTACGTTCTGTGATTTCTTAAAACTAATTGGATTGCCAGCAAGTGTTACAATAGCGACTGATATAACATTAACTTCTTTGGTTGGTAGTGGAGCAACATTACCTTCCTTAGCAGCAGTGGCCACAGACATGAGTGGCGTATATGAGTTTACAACAGAAGAAAATGTAACAGAGTATAGCCCAGCAAGAAGTCTTCCAATTACAGGAAGTCCTACTGTTATATTAGACAATATTGAATTAACCGAATCAACAGATTATATATGGAATTCTACAGAATTGTCTTTAACTTCTTCACCATTATCCGACAAGAAATTGTTAATCATTGAATAAAGGAGTATAAATACTAGTATGTCTACACAAATATTATCAGATAGATCGGTCATAGGGGATGTTCGTAAAGCTTCCACGTCTTCACGTCTAAAACAATGGACTGACATAGATTTAAATCTGGCGCTTCATCCTATACGTAAAGATATTATTCCTTTAAAGGATGATGCAGCAATTAAGTATGCAGTACGTAATTTACTTCTCACTAATTTTTATGAGAAGCCATTTAATCTGGGAGTAGGTGCAAATCTAAGAGCATTACTCTTTGAACCAGCAGATGAGATTACAAAGCAAACATTGCGTAAGAATATAATAAGATGTGTAAAAGCAGGAGAACAACGGGTGGATATTTTATTTGTTAATATAGCAGATGAGCCCGATGCAAACTCATACAGAATACTAGTAAAATTTAGAATAAAAGAATTCGATACTACAGATGATGTAGAAATCGTATTACGACGTTTAAGGTAAAATAATATGGCAACTAATTTAAATGTAACAGAACTTGATTTCGATCAGATTAAAAGTAATTTGAAGAACTATCTAAAAACTCAGACAGAGTTTAGTAGTCATGACTTCGAAGGTTCAGGTTTATCTTCACTACTTGACGTGTTGGCATACAATACACATTACAATGCAATGGCCGCACACTTTGCCCTTAACGAAGCATTCTTAGATTCAGCACAAATTCGTGGTAACATTGTTACTCGTGCAAAGTTACTCGGTTATATACCAAGATCAGTCTTAGCGCCAAGAGCCACTGTCACTATTACAGTTGACGTTTCGCAAGAAGAGAATACCAATAAGCCAGCATCGTTGACTTTACCTCGAGGCGCTAAGCTAACAACGAATGTAGATGGAAGGAATTACAGATACATTGTGCTAAATGAGCAATCCGCAGTATTAAGTGAGGTTGCAGCAGACAAATATGTTTTTGATAATGTTATTATCGCAGAAGGTACAAGGAAGAAACTTTTATATAGAGTTGATAACGATATTGAAAATCAGAAGTATCAAATATCAGATGATGATGCAGACACTTCAACATTAAGAGTTCTCATTCAAGCGAATGAACTATCTACATCATATGATAACTATACTAAGTTTGAAACATTAATTAACGTTAATTCTTCAAGCCGTGTATATTACCTACAAGAAAATTCGAATGAATATTTCGAAGTATACTTTGGAGATGGTGTAACCGGTAAGAAGCCTTTAAATAATAATATTGTTACACTAGACTACGTGTTTACAAATGGTCCAGATTCAAATGGAGCAAACTTATTTACTATGGTAGATAATATCGGAGGTTATGGTACTATTGCGATTACTACTCTCAGTAAGGCGGCCGGTGGTACTGTAAAAGAAACAAATGAGTCAATACGTTTTAATGCTCCTCTCACTTTTACATCACAGAATAGAGCAGTAACTTCAGATGACTATAGAGCAATTATTCAAAAAGAATTTACTAACATTAATTCAATTTCAACCTGGGGTGGTGAAGACAACGATCCACCAGATTATGGTTCTATTTACATCTCTATTAAACCACTTGTTGGAGATTCACTTACAGCAAACGAAAAAATAGAAATAACAAATGCGATATTAAAAGGTAAGAGTGTTGTATCTATTACTCCTTACATTGTAGATCCTAACTTTACATATCTTGATCTGGATGTTTCATTTAAATATAATCCAAACTTAACCGATAGATCTCCAGTAGAACTTACTGCAGTTGTACGTGATACTGTTGCGGATTATAATTTTAATGAGTTAAATAAATTTGATGGAGTGTTTAGACACTCACAGTTGTTGAAGGCAATTGATAATGCAGATCCTTCAATTCAAAACAGTAACGTTAGACCTTATATGTTTATGACGATTACTCCAAATAAATTTTCTGCTAATAAAGACAATAACTTTAATTTACAATTTACTTCACCATTCTTTAGTTCAGGATCGTCTACTAACTTTATTATATCTTCAACAGTATTTAGACTTAATGGAGTAGATGTATATTTTGGAGATATTCCAATTGATGGTTCTACTAACAGACAAGTTATTGTCTATAAAGTAATTAACGGTGAAAATGTTACTGTGCTAAATAACGTAGGACTTATCAATGTACAAAACGGAACAATTACATTAAGTAACTTTTTACCAGACGATGATTCTCCAGATACAATAAGAATTACTGTTGTTCCTAATTCCTTGGACCTTGCTCCTAAAAGAGATCAGCTAATTGCAATTGATCCTTTAAGAGTTCAAATTACTCCAAGCATTGATACTATATCAGTGTCCGGATCTTCTGGCACAATTGACTATTCAACGACCTCAAGGCTAAGATAAGATGGCTGGAACTCATAAACCTAATAACACACTTCTTTCATTTGACATGTCCTCACCTGGATATGTTCAAGCTATTGCATCTTCAAAAAGTAAGACAAAGGAAAATTTAAGAACTGAAGAGTTGATACCTTCTGAGATATTAGAAAACTCAGGAGGGCTACAACTATTATTAGATGCCTATTATAAATTTATGAACTTGGAAGAGTTCATTTATCAACAGACAGAAACATATGTCGATGTCGTATTAGATGATAGAGCAGTGTTTAGAGTTAGTGATCCTAGAAACGAAAACGATCACTTTTTTACAGATGACGATGGAGCTAACTCCACTTTAACATTAACTGATAGCGACGGAACTGTTATTACGTATACGCTTACAGCATCTAATGTTAATATTAGTAATGGTAACAATCTACCCGGATCGTTATCAGAATCAACATCTGATATTGGTAAAACATTTACTGTTAGGTTTGGACATCCAACCGATAGTAGCTATGTTAATTATAATACTCAGACAGCAACTCTTACTACGCCCATAAAATATTGGGCAGGCCCTGGTGCTTCATATGCTCTTAATACAATTGAAGAGTCTATGGATATTGATAGCACAGCCGCAGCTTATTTGGAATTAATTCAAAAAGAAATTGCGGCTGTTGTTCCACGATCGATTCAGGTAAATAAAAGAAATTTATATAAAGCAATAACCGATTACTATAAAATACGTGGATCGTCAGATTCCATTGAAGTATTTTTTAGACTTCTTTTTGATGATGAAGTAGAAGTTGAATATCCTTGGGATAGCACTCTTATTCCTTCATCTGGTAACTGGGATATAAATCCAGCTTTGCCTAAGGGCGGAATCTACTTAGATAAAAAAGGATTTTTATCAGACACAATTAAAATTCAAGATAGTTTAAGATATCAAAAGTTTTCGTATCTAATACGTACAGGTCAGAATCTATCTTCATGGGATTACTTTTATGATCGCCTTGTACATCCGGCCGGATTTAAATATTTTGCTGAGATTCTAATTCAAATGTTCTTAACTCGTGATGAGTTAGGTGATGATCAAAAGCTTCTAAGAGAATTAAGATATATTGGAGGACCCAAACATAATCAATTAACTGGCGAAACTTTCTTTGGATATGGAAGAACAAATAGATTTACATTATCTTCTATGCCAGATTTACAACCAGGCGTTATTGGAATTGAGGATATTCCTTTATTAGTAGAAATGTTTGCTTCATTGTTTTTACCGTTTACAAATGTTGACATTCATAGATCTGGTAGATTATCATTAGTTGTACCACAGTCTGGTGTAAATGCCGGTAAGGTAACTAGTGTAGAAATAGCAGATCCTGGTTTTGGTTATGCAACTGCTCCAACAATTGTAGTTAAT